ATTGATATTCCTTTCCCACCTACACCAGGTACCCAGTCGGGCATTTTAATTTTGTTTACACTATCAATAAATACATTAAGTCCTTTAATTATTGCGTTTATCGGTTTCTTTATAACTTCAACAATTGTCAAGCCTAAATTAGAGAAGAACCCTTTAACCTTACTAAATCTATCTTCTATCCAATTTAATACATTTCCTATAATATTTTTAACCGAGTCACTTATTCTATTAAAGATAGAAACAACCGTATTCTTAACAGTATCAAATGCATTTCCTATACTAGTTCCAATTCCCTTAAACCAATTAACAACATCAGTAACAAACCTGTTAATCATTACTCCCATATAATCGATTTTATTCTTAAAGAACCCTACTACCGCATCAAATAGTGCCGTTATTCCTGCAATGCCTTCATTAAACCAAGTCTTAATATCTTCCCACATCTTTTTGAACCACCCACTAATAGGTTCCCAGTTCTTCCATACTATATATGCTAATCCAGCAAGGACTGCTATCACTCCAATTATAATTAACACAGTAGGATTTAATCCTGTAAGTATTTTCCCAAGCCCTCCAAATATTGTTGTTACTCCTGATACGGCAGAGCCTATCAAAGATATTGTTTTTAATCCCATAAAAATTGCCAAAAACACTAAGACTGCTTTTCCTGTTGTTTCAAGGGCATCTCTAATTTTCTTCATCTTATCTTCTACACTATCTCTAACCTCATCAGCGATTTTGTTAATCTGATTAACCTGCTCATTCATTGCTGATACATCAAATATCTTGCTCATATCACCAAGTCCACTTGAAATGCCTCCTGCAACTCCTCCACCTCCTTCTTCTTTGTTCAAAACAGTCATTTCATCAAATCCTGCTAACTGTTTATTCAACTTCTTTGCACTGCTTGTTGCCTTATCCATTCCACTACTTGCCTTGTTAGCATTCTCATCAATCTTTCCAAATGTAACCGCAACTGGTTTTAATGAGAAGTTGGCTAATGACTCAAAGTATTTACCTATTCCAGGTATAGCACTTAACCAAGTACCAAGTACTCTAACTACTGCTACTACATATCCAGCAACTCTAATTGCCCATTGTTGAAAGGTCTGAGCATTAGAAATAAGGGCTGTCCTGGTAGAGTCAACAAAATTAAATACCGCTAATGATATACTTGCAAATATAGGCTCTAAATAACTACCAAGTCTTTCGTATAGAGTAGTTACTACATTTCCAATACTTAATACTGCCTTCCCAGAAGTTTGCATTGTAGATGCATAAGCACCCAATGACTTCCTTCCTTCTTCCATTACAATATTTAACCTGACTTGTGCCCTTTCTTGTGCAGATAACTCCATTACAGATTTGCCAATACTATCCGCATACTCCTTATATGCCATGTTGATATTACCAATTTCAATAAGTCCATCAGCAAAAGTTAATTCCCCTCTTCTTACAAACTTTGTCAGTCTTTCAATAGCCTCCGCACTATCAATTCCAGCGGTAGCACCTAAGTCCTTCATAGTAAGAATTAAAGCAGTTGTTCCTTCTACCGCTTTTCCTGTTCTTGCGTCAATAGTTTTTAATCCATTTGCCATATCCACAAGACCCGACAAGGCAAGTGTTTTAATAACATTTTCTGCTTGACTACCATAAGTATTTGCATCTTCTAAGGCATCTCTAAGTCCTTCTACTTGTTCGGTTGTCATTCCCATATTTCTAGTGACAACTTCTGTTGCTGTTTTTAATCTTGTGTATTGACTTCCTAATTGAAATGTCTTTGTGATTACAGACTTTGTAGTGTTAACAGTTGTTCTTAACACACTCATTAAAACCTTTGTAGCAATATTCGCTTTAAGTATAGAACCGACTAACTTAGTTCCAATACTTTTATTAACACCTTGAACCTGATTCTGTAATTCTGAAAGTTTTGTATTTGTGTTTTCAAGTTCTAACTTTAATTTATCTGCATTAGCAGTTATTAAGACTTCAAGTTCTTCAACTGTTTGCTTTGCCATTCTTCTTTATAGTACCACCTAAAATTAAAGTGTTTTTTCTCATTACTTCTTTCATTTCTTCAATACTCATAACCTTTGTTTCATTTACTTCTTCTGCTTTCAGTTTTATTTTATCTTCCAGAAACGGCTTATTCGGGTACTTCTTCGGCTCATTCACTCCATAAGCTATATATTTCCCAAGATTAAAACTTATAAAATCTTCTTCTCTCAATCTCTCCTTTTCTTTTTCAATGTACACATCAACATACTTTTCAAATTGCTTTGGACTTATTTCCCAGTAATCTTTCAAACTTAACCCTACCCTTATAGCCACTTCTTCGTTTTCTTCCCAGTATTCACTAAACTTTTTATTTCTTTCGTTTACATCACCTTCTCGACTTCCTTCTGTATGTTTCCCTGCAACTCCCCTAGTTTCAAACTTCGTGGTAAAAAACCTTTCTTTTGTAACTCCTCTAAAATTAAAAGAAATAACTCTGTTACATCTTTCCCTTTCAGATATTCACCAATTACTTCATAAGAAGTATCTTCATTTACATCAAGCCCAACCATTACCAACTTATTTATGTTTTCCAGACTAAACTGTGAAAGCAAATCTAAGAATGCCTTCCCAGTTTCCTTTTCCAATTTAGCAATTTTCTTAGGCGTAAAGTCTAAGTCTGTTTCTAAATTGTATTTCTTTTCTTCATTTTCCATTTTATTTATAAATCAAATTAACTTAACTAACTAATTAACTAATAAAGAACAGGGATAGTTACCTACCCCTAATTCCTTATACTGATGGACCAGCAGGTGTATAAGTAGGTTCACCACTTATTCTTAAACTTGCACTAAAACCTCTGACACCGTCAACTGTTGCTTCTGCTTCCTTAAAAGATTTTACAAAAGCATCAAATGCCCAAGTTGCACCATCAGGTGTAGCAATAGTCCATTTCTCAATACTTTGACTTGTTGCCAAGTTAAACATAGCCTGTGAACTATCAGTATCTTTTATGAACCCAGCAAGTGCTACCTCACCAGCGTCCTTAAACCCAGCAATAAACTCTTTGTAACCACCAGTTGAATCTAGTGTCGTTACATCAATCTCATCGCTTTCAACTCCGACTTCACCAATAGAAGTTAACCCACCGATTACCAAATCTTCGGTTTCACTTGCACTCTTGGTCTTTGTCAATGTTGTTCCTAAACTCTTAGTTGCCATTTTCCTATAAATTAAAAATTAAATAACTTATAAATTAAACTCTCTTTTATTTCTTTCATTTATTTTATCACTTAACCCACTATCGTTTCAAAAGTAGTAGATAAATGACTTCCACTCTCAACAGGTATATCAGAACAGGCAGTCATTCTGTACCCACCACTTAACATTTTAGTTACCAAATCAACTAACATAGAAGATGTCCCAGAGCTTGTTTCAGCCCACAAGTCTACATTCACAACAACCACTTGATGACTTATTTCACCGTCCATAGTATATTCAGGTCTGTCCTCAGCAATAGAAAATGTCAAGCACGGATAAGTAACTTCTATTTCAGGCATTGCCTGATAAGTAGTCCCTACCGTACTCAATAGATTATAAATACTTGTTTTCGGCTCTATCATTTCTTTATGCTTTTCAATTTATTGCTCAAATAGTTTTCAACAGACCTTTCTATTAACTGTTCATTCTTTTGAAGTGCTGGTCGCATAAAAGGTTTACCAGAATATATAATATGCCTTCCGTCCTTTAAGTCCCTAGACCAGCCATATTCTTGGTAAATCGCATACTCAATATTTGTATAAACTACTCCTATTGCATTAGAACCCAGTCCTGCCTTTGAAGCAGTTTCACCAGATAATGTCTTAGCAAATATATGATTCATAAGGGTTCCAGTATCAACAGGTGCTAATATTTTAGCGTCCCTTTGAACAATTCTAGTCAACTTGCTAATAATAGGTTTCAAGTCTATATCACCAGCTTTTTCAAACTTTTCAATACATTTATCTAAGTTTTTAATTGCTACCACCTTTACTTTTCCTACCATTTATCACAAGCTATTAAATTATGACTATCGTATTTCAAAAACCTCTTAACACGGTAATAATCATTCCCATATTTCAAGATGTCCCCAAGTTCCACTACTGCGTCGGTTGTAATTAACAAATCAGCTTCAATTTTAATACCCTCTTGGTCTTGCAATTCAGCCAAGTTTCCATACTGTACATTTCCATAGAAACTAGTCCCCTTTGTAGACATAGTATCGTGTGCAAAACCGTCCGTGTCTACTGTACTTGTTTTCTTATAAGGGGTTATCTCCTTATCGTAAAATGTGTCCTTTATTTTGCTCTTAAAACTTGCAGGTATTTCCATTTATTCAGACTTATAAATTACTCTTTATAAATTGCTATAATTCCCTTCTGTAAAGTTAGTTCTAACAATAGTTGGTATTCTATATCTATCAATAATAGTTTTTGCACTACCAAAAATGTCATCATCTTCCTTTGAATTAAAATAGCTTTCTATATAATCTCCATAACTAATAGACTGACCATTATCCGATATGCTTTTAATTCCCTTGCTATCAGCAAGTAAACCTTTAATTCCCTTATAACTAGAAACTACCACTCTTGCGAGTGTCCTTTCTAATTCAACAGGAATAGGAAGTATCGGCAACCTTTCACCAGTTACATCAACGACATAATCACTATCATAATAAGTCCCAGTTAAGAACCTCTCATAACCAGCGACTAATTGCTGTCTATTGGTGTATGCCAAAAATCTATCAATCACATCAGAGATTATAAAATCAATATTGCTATCTTCTTCTAACTCAGGACACAGAGCAATCACATATTCTTTAATTTTGCCAATCACTTCGTCCATTCCGACTTAATAAAAAGTTAAGCTCTTTTATTTTAATCTTTTTATTTAATCTTTTATTTTAACTTCAAGCTCAACTCTTTCAATTAAGCAGATATTCCAGCACTTAATGATGCATACTTAATCAAATCAGGCATTACTGCTTTTGTACCATAATGATAGAACAATTCTATTGCCACAGCGTTGCTAAGAGGTATAGGTTCTACAACATAAGGCTGTGCTACTACTGGCTGTGCTATTGAACCAACTGCCATACAAATAGCGTCCTCTGTCTGTCTTACATTAGAGAATACTCTTACTCCGTGAAATACATTGTAATCCTGTCCGTTAAGGTTAGTTACCTTATCAAGATAGTTTCTAATTTTTCCGTATACAGCAGGTGTAACAGTTAATACTAACATCTCTCTATCAACACCGTCTACATTATTATTAGAAACAGTTTCAACTGACTGTATAAGTTCTTCTAACTGGTCGACAATTTCTGTTCCAGTTATTGTAGCTTCACTTCCAGCACTCTCTGCTTCTGTGAAAAATGCTCTATCAAGTTCTCTTATCATAGCATTTTGATGATTTGCTTGTCTTTTAGCAATTATTCCATCAATGCCATAAAACTGAATATCTTTCCATTCTACTTCCTCAACTATTTCTTTATCTTGGTCAAGGTTAATTGTTACTCCGTTGTTCTTAACCTTATCACCAGCACCTGCTGTTCTGGCTGTTCCATATGTCTGACTTTCAGCAGTCATCAATCTTCTTGCTTCAACAGAACCACTTTCAGGATTACCAGAAAGGTTTGTATTCTTAATCTGTGCAGATATTGCACTCTTTTGAATCATATCAACTAATTCTGCATAACTCTCTTTTAACTTGTCAGCAGTCGTTCCATCAGCAAGTAGAATGCTTAATGCGTCTTCTTTTGCCATTTCTCTATAAATAATAAATTAACTTCAAATTACATATTAAAATGAAGTTACTACTTTAACAGGCTCTTTTGTTTCGCTCTTTAAGTCTTTCGGTGCTACTCCTTTTAATTGTTCAGCAACCGTTTTAGAAACACTTTCTTTATACTTTTTAATAAAGTTATCAGCATTCTCCAAAGTTTTGTCTTTATCAACATCAATCACATAACTGACTAATTCAACAGGAACACCAGATTTTTGAAATAGTTCAACTGCTTCTATTCGGTTTTCCCTTATAGCAACCTGTTGCTCTCTTTCTTTAATCTCGTCCTCTGTCTTTTTAATCAGCTCTTTTTCTTTTTCTTCTGCCGATAACTTAGCAAGTCTTTCAGCCTCCTGTCTTTCTTTCTCAATTCTCTCCTGTGCTTCCTTTAAGATTTTTCTTCGCTCTCGCTCTAACCTTTCTTTAAGCACAGCTTCTAATTGTTCCTGAGTCAGTAATTTTTCATTATCTTTCTCAGGATTTTCAGTAATAACCTCTCCATCTGAACCCTCTTTAATTGCAGAAACCTTAGATGTGTCAATTTCTGCCGAGTTTATTTTTTTGTCTGACATAACATCAGCATAATAATTTATTTTCCGTTTAACCTCCGTCGAGTTTTGAGACTTTTATTTTTGTTTTATTTTAGCACAGGTTATAAAACTAATCCTTTGCTATATATAATAGTATCATAATCGTAACAGCTTATCAAGTTTTTTATTTCTTGTCTTTATTCAATCTCTTATTTCCTACTTCTTCCCAATCTTCAAACTTTCACCAGTCCCTAGTCTATATGCCCTTTCATTTCCCTTATATACTTCTTCCAAAATGTCCCCATAAGTATAATCCTTACTTCTTTTATACCTACTCTCCATTACCATTTCTGGTCTTATCTCATCTGCAAAAATGGCAACTGTTGTAGACCTACAATTACTATGTAAAGGTGGATAATTATATCCTTCAACTGCCTCACTTAGTTTCCAGATTGTCCCATTCATACCTCTACAAATCTTTGAAGTTCTATTATCCAATGTAGCAACATACCTGTAATATTCAATTCCATCATCGTTATATCCTTGCAACTCCGCTTGATTAGCAAAATGCATACTTTCCGTTCTGATTAATCTAACTGCACTTCTCTCTGCTACTCCAAACCTTTCGTGTATAATCTTAGAAGTTTTATCAATAGACATTCCTGTTATCGCTTTCATTCCCAGAATATTTCTTAATTCACCAGCAAACTCTCCGATATTAGTATTCGTTCTAATCTCATAATTACTACCCAGAAAATCATCTTCTAATATCTTGTTTATCAAATCTTCATTTATTATGTTAAACCCACCAGTAATTGAATATCCCTTAAAGTTTCCTAACCCACCAAGTCCTACTCCTTTATACATCATTCTTAAAGCATTATCTTCTCTTGTTAAAGCATACGCCTGTTTAATTATATCCGAGTAATATTTCCTTTCAGATATCGTCATTTCAGGAACCAAGTCCTTAACACTCCAATACACATACTGTCTAAAACCTTCTAACCTGTCTAACTTATATAGAAAATCTTTATTCAAAACCTTCTTATAATCATATCCAGCAAGTGTTATTTTTTCTTTCAATTTCAATAACACCTTTTTCCTGTCATTGCCTACCAATTTCTCTCTTAACTTTGCAACATCTAAAACTTGCCCATTAGAGTTTTGTAAATATAACTCCTTCAATTCTCTTTCAATATCCCTTAAAGTTTCTTCATACATTGGAATAACTCTATTTATCAACTGCCTAGAAGTCATTTCTGACATAACAGTTCTTTGAACAGCCCTTGCTTCCCATTGCTTAATCAAACTTTTCTGATACAGCATATCAGTCTGTGCTAAACTCTTTGCCATTTCTAAATCCTATCAAGTTATTCTATTCCTGCTTCTTCTTCCAATCCTACCTTCTCATTTTCTTCCCCTGTATTCTCTTTTGCAGTTCCAAAGTTTCCAATTCCAAGCCTTTCCCTTTCTTCTTCTCTGTTCTTCTCAACTACTGCACCTGCGTCATCAACAAATGGTAGTAAACCAACCAATGTTTCGTCATCAACTAATCCTTGAAGATTCACTATTATCTGACTTAACTCAACTAGGTTTTGTGGTAAACTTCTCTTAAATGTAACATCTATCTTACTTAAAGGTATTTTCTCCATTTTACCAAGTGCTACATAATAATTGTTATAAAGTTCAAATCTTTCCTTTAATCCATCTTCAACAAACCTTTCCTTTGTAGTAGTATTCATTTCAAAAGGAAGTAACTTATAACTCAAAGCAACACCACTACTATTTCCAGCAAAGTTTTCGTCTGACATATTAGGAACTTTCGCTATCTTAAAAATATCATTCTCAATAGTCTTTCTTAAAATGTCTAACTGACCTTCGTCCAACTGCCTCATTAGATAATCCAGTTTGCTGTCTATTGGTAAACCAAATAATGTTCTTTGTTCTATTAACTCTCGCATCTGCTTTTCTTCTAATTGAACCCCATAACCAACCAAGATACTTTCAACCAGTTGTTCAATATCATTTATTCTATCTGACTGCAAAGTATTATAAGCATCAATTAAACTTATCACTTGCTCAAAATCCCCAGTCATTTCACTATTGTTCTTAAACTCAATTACAGGTACTTTCCCAAACAAATGTGGTATGCCTTCACCGATTGCTATTGTCTTTCCTTCAACTACACAATCATAAAAAAATTTGTTATCGTAAACCTTAATGCTTTTATACTCTCCTTTCCTTTCCCCTAATT